TTTGCCCATGCGGTTGCGGCTACAAGGGTCGCCTGATCGTTGGGGAGAACCAACCCGATGGCGTTGGGCCTATTTGGCGTTGGAATGGGTCCAAAACAGAACCGACATTGCTGCCGTCAGTACAGCAGGTTTGCTTTTGGAGCGGCCATCTCAGCGATGGCTATTGGGTGCCCGCATGAGCGGGCGCGCGGTCAACGAGGGTACGCTGCTGGGCTTCAACATTGTCCTGGACAAGACCCTCGGGCTTTTGAGCGTCGAGCATGACGGCACGATCACGTGGGACCAGCTGCAAGAGCTGAAGAACGTGGCCTTCGGAAAAGAGGCCCGTGCGATTGAAGTCTATCCCGCCCAAAGCCAGCTCGTGAACTCCGCCCATTGGCGGCATCTCTGGCGTCTGGGTGAGCATGACTTCTGCCCCGACCTGCTGGGGGACGATGGAAACGGCGACAGTCTGCAGGCACGGCATGCGCTGGCATGGGCGGAGGCGCGCAGATGACGCGGAAAATGACCCTTTGGGACGCTTTGTGCATTCATGCGGCGTTTCATGATTGGAACCCGATCAGCCTGATCCTGCGGGATGAATGGGTCTTTGCGGTCAAGGAAAGCTACGGCTGGAGCTATCCCGGCTGGAAGGCGCTGCGATGACCGCACCGATCACCCAAGCCCAATGGGAAGCCCAGCGTCAGGAGGCCACCGATGCCCTGCCGGGTCTGGTCGAGCAGATCGGCCTCCCAAAAGTGCTGCTCGGCTATCAGGCCAGAACGGTTGGCCTCCTCGACACGGTTTCGACAGAGGTCCTGTTCATTGAGAAGTCGCGCCGGATTGGACTGACATGGGCCTTGGCCGCCTACGCGGTGCTGAAGGCCGCGCGGGCACGATCTGCGCGCGGCATGGATGTGATGTACATGTCCTATAGCCAAGAGATGACCCGCGAGTTTATCGACGCTTGTGCGATGTGGGCACGCGCCTTCAACATCGCGGCCAGCACCATTGAAGACGGTCTTTTCGAGGAGGGTGATGACGATGGCGACAAGGCCATCCAGACCTTCCGTATTCGGTTCAACAGCGGCTATCAGATCAAGGCCCTGAGTTCGGCCCCGCGCGGCCTGCGGGGTAAAGAGGGTGTGATCATCATCGACGAGGCTGCCTTCGTCGATGATCTGGCGGAGCTGATCAAGGCGGCGATGGCGTTTCTGATCTGGGGCGGTCAGGTGATTGTTTGCTCAACCCATGACGGTGCCGACAATCCGTTCAACGAGACGATCCAGGACATCCTTGGCGGGCGGTTGCCCTATGAACATGCGAAGATCGATCTGGATGACGCACTGCACGATGGCCTGCATGAACGCATCTGTCTGGTGAGCGGGCAGGAATGGAGCGCCAAGGCCGAAGCGGAATGGCGACAGAACCTAATCGACAAATACGGCGATGGTGCAGACGAGGAGCTGTTCTGCGTGCCATCAATGAGTTCGGGCGCGTGGCTCCCCGCTCCATTGATTGAGGCGCGCATGACAGCCGACGCCCCTACCCTGCGTCTGGAACTGCCTGACACCTACCTGCACATGACCGCCTTCGAGCAGAAGGTGCTAATGGCCCCCTTCCTTGAGGAGCTGGAGGACGTGCTCGGTGACTTGGACATGGACCTGCAGTATGCGGCTGGTTTTGACTTTGCCCGCGTCGCTGATCTGTCTGTCATGCCGATCCTCGCGGTGGAGCCAAACCTCAAGCGGGTTGAGGCGTTTTCCATCGAGATGCGCAACGTGCCGGGCGATGAACAAAAGCTGGTGGTCGGCATGGTGCTGGAGCACCTGAAGGGCCGTCTGCTCGGTGCTGCCTTCGACGCGACCGGCATGGGCTGGACCGTGGCCGAGGATATGGGGCGCAAGTTCGGCCTGAAGGAGAACGAAGACAGCCCTGGTCTGATCTGGGCAATCAAGTTCACTGAGGACTGGTACCGGGTGAACATGCCACCCCTGAAAACCGCCTTCGAAGACAACATGATCGCCATCGGTGCGGACGAAAACCACCTGACCGACATGCGCACCGTCAAGCTGGTGCGCGGCATCCCGCGTGTGCCTGCCATACGCACCAACGAGAAAGGCGAGGCCAAGGACAAGAAGGGCAAGAAACGGCACGGCGACTATGCCATCGGTCTGGCGCTGGCGCATTTTGCGTCGCGGATGCGCTGGGTCGAAACATGAAACGCCGTGATGAGATGAGTGGCCCGCTGGGCTCACGTCTGCGGGGGAGCGTGTGATGGCCTTCAGTCATGAGCGTGTCGATGCAGGGATGAAATACTGGCGGATGCTGCCCTTCCACCAGCGCACAGAGCGAGAGTTACAGCTTGCCTTGATGCGCATGGGATTGGTTGACATTGATGCCAAGAATTATGCGCGTGATCTGATTGCAGCCGCCGATGATCTTGAACCCGACCGCAAGGGGCTACGACCCTGCTACCTGTTCAAGGGTACACCAGAAACCTACCACAAAGAAAGCCAGGAGCGCCGTCGCGAGCTTTGTTGGGCATTTGGTTGGAAAGGCGATTGCGCACCTGAAGTCTGGCTCCGAGATCAGTTGCAAGAGCTGCACCGGCTGCGCGCCCAAAGTGAAGGGTCAACGGGTGTCTCACCACCCGTCAACACGGGAGACATCATAACGTGATCCCCGCCGAGCAAAATCAGCTTATGCCCGCCTTCGAAGGTGGGTTTATGGGAAACCTCTTAAGCATGAATGAACGAAACACACCTCCAGGCGCGAAACCTGTGGCACCCTACATTGGCGGCAAACGCAATCTCGCAAAACGCTTGTGCCGCGTGATCGACGCCCATGACCACACAACCTATGCCGAACCCTTTGTTGGAATGGGCGGCATCTTTCTGCGTCGCTCTGTCGCTGCGCGCTCGGAGTACATCAATGACGTCAGCATGGACGTCTACAATCTGTTCCGAGTTCTGCAGGAACACTACGTCGCGTTTCTGGACCTGCTACGCTACCAGATCACGACCCAGCAGAACTTCGAGCGGTTGGTGAAAGTTGACCCCGACACGCTGACCGACCTGCAGCGTGCAGCCCGGTTTTTGTATCTGCAACGGGTGGCATTTGGGGGGCGCGTCGCGGGGCGCACGTTTGGGGTTTCTGCTGACCGGCCGTCGCGGTTCAACATCACCACGTTGGAGCCTGATCTTGAGGCTCTGCATGCTCGGCTCGCGCCGGTCACTGTGACCTGCATGGGATATGCGGACTTCATCCGCCGGATCGACCGCAAGGGGGCATTGTTCTATCTGGACCCGCCCTACTTCGGGTCAGAAACTGACTACGGCAAGGATGTGTTCAGCCGTGAGGACTTTATCCAGATTGCATCGGTGCTGAAGGCGATCAAAGGCGACTTCATCTTGTCGATCAACGATACGCCGGAAATTCGCGCGCTGTTTGCCTGGACGAATGTGGTGCCGGTCAAGACGACCTATTCCCTGCGCGTCAATGCATCGACCACCGCAGATGAGCTTATCATTACGTCCCTCGATCCAAATTGGGTTGAGACCAAGATGGCCGGAAAATGACCATCCGCCCGACACATAATTCGAGAGAGAGGACCTGACCATGGCCAACCGGCCCACCATATATGACCGCTGGGGCCAGCCAATGCGCAGGACCGAGCTGAAGAAGGAGGTGGCCGCAGCAACCGTTGGCGGCGTGCGGTCACCTGTGGCGGGCTATCCAGGCGACGGATTGAACCCCGAGCGTCTCGCCGCAATCTTGCGCGCGGCGGATCAGGGTGATCCGGTAGCCAAATCGACATCACGGTCAAAGCAGGCTCGGACAATCCTGAACACGAAAAGCACGCACAGGAGCTGCGCGACTGGATCGACCGTGACGAACTGACAGATGAGCTGTTCGACGTGCTCGATTGCATCCCCAAGGGCTTCAGTTTCACCGAGATCATCTGGGACACCTCTGAAGGCCAATGGCAGCCTTTGCGCCTGGAGCGCCGCGATCCACGGTGGTTCCGCTTTGACAAGGTCGATCTTTGCACGCCGCGCATGCTTGATGACTTCGGCCAGGAGCAACCCTTGCCCGGCGGCAAGTTCGTCTTTGCGCAGATCAAGGCAAAGTCGGGCCTCCCCTTGCGGTCGGGTTTGGCGCGTGTCGCGCTTTGGGGCTGGATGTTCAAAGCCTTCACCATGCGCGATTGGGCGATCTTCAGCCAGACCTACGGCCAACCCCTGCGTTTGGGCAAATGGGGGCCGGGCGCGTCCGAAGCTGACAAGGACACCTTGTTCCGTGCCGTTGCAGAAATCGCCGGTGATTGCGCAGCGATCATCCCCGAAAGCATGTCCATCGACTTTGTCGAGGCCAGCAACGTGGGCACGGCCAGCGATCTCTACGAAAAGCGGGTCACGTTCCTTGATCAGCAAATCTCGAAGGCTGTCCTGGGGCAAACCGCGACGACGGATGCCGTGACCGGCGGGCTGGGATCGGGCACCGAGCATCGCGAAGTGCAAGAAGACATCGAGCGGTCCGATGCCAAGGCGCTGAGCGCAACGCTCACCCGCGATCTGGCGGTGCCGTTCGTCCAACTCAACCATGGCCCGCAGACGCACTACCCTCGCATCCAGATCAAAAGACCGGAGCCTGAAGACCTCGTCGCGCTCGCAAATGGGCTGAATGTAATCGTGCCTTTGGGTGTGCGGGTCAAAGAGAGCCAAATCCGCGACAAGTTTGGTCTGGAAGAGCCTGCAGACGCAGATCGCATTTTGATCGCGCCGGGCCAAAATGCGCCCATCTCGCCCGACAGCGGCCCTGTGCAGGGGGAGGGTTCAAAATTAGAACACTCCAGATCAATTCTTAAACGGTTTTCTGCGCCTCTGGCAGGATCTTCGGGTAAGGACGCCCCGCAAGCCTCAGAGGCGCTGTACGGGGCGGAAAATGGCCCCCGGCCTTTTGATGCTTTGGCCGACAGATTGGCGGATGAGGCCGCCCCCATCATCGAGCAGATGCTGGATCAGCTCCAAACGATGCTGGATACGGCGCAGTCGCTGGAAGAAGCCCGCGAGATGTGGCTTGCTGCCTATCCCGATCTGGACAGCACCGCCTTTGCGGAGCTGTTGGCCGAAGCGATGATTGCAGCGCAGGCCGGGGGCCTTGCGGAAACGTCTGATGGCTGATCCGATCTCAGCGGTTTTCCGTCAGCCGTTCAAGGAACAGGTTGCGGCGTTCCGGCTTCGGCTGGGGGAGTTGGTCCCCACATCACGCTGGGACGACATCAGCCGCAATCAGCATGACCGCGCCTTCATGGTTGCCGGGGCCACGAAGGCCGACCTGCTGGCCGATCTGGCTATTTCCATCGACAAGGCAATCACACAAGGCACTTCGCTGGAGGAGTTCCGGAAGGATTTTCGACAGATCGTAGAAAAGCGCGGCTGGCACGGATGGACTGGCGAAGGCACGGCCAAGGGCGAAGCATGGCGCACCAAGGTAATCTATCGCACCAACCTTGAGACAACCCGCGCCGCTGCCCGATATGCCCAGCATTTTGGCGGCGCGTTCAAATATCTGGTCTACCGCCATTCTGGTGCGGAAAACTACCGCCCCGAACATTTGGCCTGGGACGGGTTGATCCTGCCGGTCGATCATCCGTTCTGGCGCACGCATTACCCGATCAACGGCTGGGGCTGCATGTGCTTTGTGCGCGGGGCGAGAACTTTGGCCGGGGCGATCCGCGTGGGTGGAAAGCCGAACGTCAAATTACCTTCGAACTGGGACAAGCCTGATCCGAAGACCGGCGCGCCGGCCGGAATTGACCGAGGCTGGGATTATGCACCTGGTGCGACGGTGGATGAGACGATCCGCACGTTTGCGACAAAGCCCATCAATTGGGACTACCACCTAAGCCGTGCGTTCTTCGAAGATGTGCCTGAAGTATACAAGGACCTCTTCAATAGCAGCTATCGAAAGGCAATCCCTTTAGCCGAAAGCCTAAGTGATTGGGTTGCGCAGGTGATCGCTCGGCGCGCAGGCCAACCGATATCTGGGCCAAATCGAATTGAGCCGCTTCGCACATTGGGTCTGACATCGCGCGCGCAAACCGATGAGATCGCCGCAAAGTTCGGTATCGCGTCAGATCGGTTGGACATCGCCATAGATGAGGAGGCGATCTTTCACGTTCTGAAGCGCCACACCAACCCTCGAATTGAAGCCACACGTGGCCAGCGTGCGGTGTTGCCCGATGACTTTGGCAAGCTTGCACAAGTGGTCGAGACCCCGGACAGCATCACCTACGAACGGTCCACACCGGACAATGCCCCCACGGTTATCTACCGCAAGCGTGTCGGTGATGATTTCTTTACCGCGATATTCGTGGTCAAAGGCCGTCGGAAGCGGCTGGCGCTCAAGACCTTCTTTGTGGGGGTGTGAAGCTTGGCAGCCCCCCTCCTCATCGCCCTAGACGTGTCCACAGCCGAACTGCAGCGGATT